CGCTCGTCCCCAAGTAAGTGCATCTCGCCTGCTTGCCACAGTAGCCAACAGATGCGCGTGTCCTGCAAGCAATACGTATGCATCGCTTCGTTGTACGGTACGTGCCAGATGTCAGACTTGTCAGCGTCTTTGTTACCTGTGGGTGTAAACAAACCAGCGTCAACAAGGTCTTGCATGTAGTCACCCTTCTGTACGTCGAAGCGCTTACCCAAGTTGTCAAGCGAGTAGCTCCCCAACGTAGGATTAACTTTGTGCCACAACACTTGGGTGCAAATGTACTGACCTTCATTGACGCGTAACCCGAAGCCACGCAGCACAGCCACGTCGTAGCCTGCGTTGTGGAATGCTAGTGTCCACCCGTCATCGAGTAAGTCTTGTAGCTTACACAGCACGGTGTCGTGCCCCACAATAACTTCCTGCATGTCGCTGTTATATAGGCCGCAACAATGTATCTTCGTAACCGTGCGCTGTAGTCCGTCAGTTTCTAAGTCGGCAGCGATAACGCGTAGCTCGTCTAGTGGGGTAGTAATCATTTGCTTGCGGCAGTGTGACTAAGTTTGTTAAGGTACGAACGATGTTGGCTCTTACTCAGCAGTTGGTACGCTTCGGGTGGTGCGTCGCAGTAGTTACTGTCAACGTGCCACACTACGTCATGCGGTGGCTTACAAGTAACTTGATGTGCAAGGCACCACAGTATATGATGACGCGGTACCCATTTTATTTGGGGGCTACCTGTGTACCACGCGGGTCTGACGTACTTGACGACGCCACGCTTATCAACAAGCCGAGCTTTGGTTCGCCGTGCAGATACGTAGCGTTCTCGCTGGTCGATAGTACCCCTACCGTGCTCTACGAAAAGGTGGTAGTACAATGCGTGATGCGATATGCAGTGTTTTTGTGCTACGTCTTGTATCGTTTGTAAGTATCTGCTATCCATGTAATCAGCAATTGCCATCTGCTGCACATAAGTTAACTGGGTAAGCTGGGACATACATACTCCTGTGGTAATTGGTGGTAACGTCTGACGTATTCGCGGTGTTGTTTAGTAGTCAGCACTTGTAGCCACTGCTCATACGTGTACTCGTAAATTATATTGCGTTGCAGGTCGTAATTAAACATCTGTGTTCTCCGTATTTATGTTTCTGTCACAGTAATAGACAACGTTGCCGCACTTGAAGTGGTGACCACAGTTGATGGCCACGTCGTACTCGATGCTACCCCACCCACTGAACTCGTAACCTGCTTCGAGCAAGCCAAGCAGTAGCCGTGCACGTACAAAGCAGTCACTTACAGGACCGTGCCGCCACTTGTTACGCTCAAAAAATGCTGCTGCTTTCATTTGATAGTCAACCGCCCCGAGCAGTCGCGGTACTCCGAGACCGACGTGTGGCCCGCCGCCTTTAATCAGCGTAATAAACTTAGGTGGTTTGTCAGGCTGGTTAGCTAACATGTGGGCGTTGAGTGCGCTATGTGTATCGAACCTGCACAGCACGAGATTCTTGGTAGCGTAATACATTTTGCGGTAAGCTGCCTCTGCTTTCTCGTTGCTAAACGGCGTAGCTAGTACGTGAAATAGCGCTTCTGCTTGTTGTTGTGTCATGCTTGTTGCCCCTCTGTGAGCCACTGCTGTGGTATTGTGTGACTGATACTGACTTTGAAAGTCCTACGTAACCGGGCCTCAACTTTGTCGCTACAACGCAGGATAAGAAACCGTAAGTCTAGTTGCGGGTTGCTAGCCGCAATGAACTCGTAGCGTTGGCACTCTGCATACGTCATGAACTCCTTGCATTCGAGGTAGATGTTATTCCCCAAATAAAAGTCAGGCGTGTATCGGTGCGTCGTCGTGTAGTCAAAGCCACCGTACTCGTAAGGCAACTCGGGGTACACTTTACGTAGGTTAGCTTCTTGTCGTGAGCGATGTTGCGTTACCATTATCGTACCTGGTGATAGGGTGTAGCGTTACGTTGCGGCGGTACTACGGGCTGTGGACTACGCGGCGGTACCTGATTGCAGCTAGCTAGCAGCCTGAGCAAGCAGGTAGCTACCACGAGCGCTATGATTTGTAAGTTATTATTGGGGTGACTGCGCATAACTGTCTCGCTGTTAAAAGAACTTGCTTTCGTATTCGGTAAACCCTGAGCCAGGGACAAACGTAAAGTTGACGCGGCCTACTTTACCTGTATCACGGTCAGGTGTGACACTGCGTAACTCTGTAACGCCATCTTCTAGTCGTTGCAAGCCGAGCGTAACGCTTGCAACCTGACAGATAGCAGCGCTGCCGCGAAGATGCTGAACCTCTACGACGCCAGTGCAACTGCTGTTAGTATGGCTAACGGCTATCATCGTAAGTGACAGGTCATTAACTAACGCTTTAAGCTGATACATTAGTGCGTCAATTGCGGTGGTCTGTAACCCTTCAGTAAAAGACGTGCTTGCTGCTGTGATGTGGTCAATGACTACCATCGATACACCCAACTGTACGCATGACCTGACGTTGCTCTCGATGAATGCTGAGTCAGTAGCACCGTAGTGCTTAACGAAGTACAGCATCGAATGACAGTCATCGGGAAAACGCAGCAGCGTCTCGTACATTGTCAGCTCAAGCGGGATAAACAACACCGGCTTACCGTGTTCGCGGATGTACTTGACAACAAGGTCAACGCAGAACTCACTCTTGCCCTGCTTAGTAGTACCCGCCAACACTATTAACTTTCCCGGCCTGTAGCCCCCAATTAAATTATCTAGTCCGAAGATGCCAGTAGTCAGTGCGTTGGATTTCTGTGATGTAGTCGCAGTATCGATTACTTGTTGGGCAGTCAACACAGTATCGGGTACTTGGGGTAACGTTGCAAACTGCAAGTCACCACCGTCCATCAACCTTTGAGCTGCATCTTTTATGTTGTGAGGTAACACTAATCCGTAGATGTTAGTCACACCCCACAAAGCAACGAACTTGTCAGTGTACTCACGACCTTTGTCGTCAGCGTCGAAGCAGAGGTACACGTTGCAATGCCCCACCATTCGGCGGATGTCAGCTAACCAGGAAGTAAGCTGCTCATCACTGGGGTTACCGCCGTAACAGACAGATACGCCGCTACTGATGAACTGCGAGACAGCCATGCAATCAGTGATACCCTCGCAAACGTACACGTCACAGGGGTTGCCATCCCACAATTGTGTACCGATGAGGTAGCGTTGACTACCAGCAGCCCACCAGTTGTAGCGTTTACGCCCCGGCGTCCAGCCGTCACGTCGCAACTGATAGCCAATTGTTTCACCGTCGCGGATAACAGCGGTAGCAATTTCAAGCGGGGTGCCTGTACTAAACGTTGAGTAGCGGGCGCAAGTCTCAGCCGTTATACCCCTCGTTGTTAGCGGTGGGGACGGCAATAGCAGCGACGGCACTTGCAACGTCTCGGCGTGCTCGATTACTGGTGTATCGTAAAGCAAACTCATAACAAACCGCCGGGCAAGGATAGTGTGGTGTAGTAACGCGGGCCATGCGCATCGTGAGGTCAGCGCAATTAATAACATGAGAGGCGCAAAGCAGCAACGCTAGTCGGTCACCGTTACACTGCATAGGGGGAAAGTACAGCTCACGGTAAACGTCAGGTCGGTACTGTTCAAGGTACGTTCGTGACATGCGTACCTCTACTGTTGACATGCCGTGCGCTGTATGTATTAGTGGGGCACAGTGCACGATAAACCAGTAGCGCTTGCGACTAAGCAATTGCAAAGCAGCTACTACCCAGTGTAACGGGTGTCGCCAGTTAAACACGGTGAAACAAACAATTGAATCTTTCATGTGCGGTGCCTGTAGTGTGCGGGTGTCGTATCAGTTTGCTTGACGTACTCAACGTAGTTAGTTACTACGTCAGTAACAAGCGCGGCGCTAACGTTTAACTGAGTTACTGCTTCTTGTTCGCTAAAGTCACCCATCAACAGTCCGTCAGCGACTAGCACTCGTAAGTGTTTGTTCGTATCTTTTAAGTACTGCTTAATTACATCCTGTCTAGGAACGCCTGTTAGAATAGCCCATCCGTAATCGCCTAAGTCTTTCATAGTACGCCTGTATTGTAATGATCGTGCCCGTTGAGGATGCCCTGTAACAGGCGGTAAGTAGCTTGGGTACGTTTGTCTATTCGCTGGGCTAGCGCACCCTGTACCCCTATCCTATCAGCCTTACAGGCTATGTGCGATCGTCTCGCTAGCCTTGACAGGTGAATCGATTGATCGAGAGGGTACTAGTGTACTACTAGCCGGATTCATTTCGATGGCATCTTGTATCCACCGCTTATGATGCGTCCACCAGTCAACTGCCCCGAAGTCCATCGTCTCAATAGTGTCGTCCTCAAATGCCATCCACTCAGTGATAGAGTGGTATTGACAACCTATCTGCATATGCGTAGCAGTGTAAGTAATAGTGTACCACGTAGTTTGTAAGCTAATAATTTCGCGACCGTTACCAGTTGTATCGTGTAAATTAACACGGCATAAGTTAGCGCGTGATAAGTTAGCGAGGGTTAGGTTAGTGCCGTATAAGTTAGCACCTCGTAAGTTAGTACCTCGCAAGTTAGCACCCCGTAAGTTAGCCCCGTGTAAGTTAGCACTTTGTAAATCGGCACCCTGTAAGTTAGCACCCCGTAAGTCGGCACGCCGTAAGTTAGCACGCTGTAAGTTAGCATTCCGTAAGTCGGCACCGCGTAAACTATCAGGGTATTCTTTGCCGTTAATTAATTGCATGGTAGTCTCTCGTAGTAATGTTATTGTAACTTACCGGCGTGGGCGGTAGCAGGATTCATTTTGATGGCGTCCTGTATCCACCGCTTATTACGTGTCCACCAGTTGAGTGCCCCGGTGTCCATTATCTTGATAGTGTAGTCGTCAAATGCCATCCAGTCAGTAACAAGATAACACTGACAACCTATCTGCATATGTGTGGCAGTGTAAGTTATAGTGTAACTCGCAGTCTGTAAGCTGATAATTTCACGACCGTTACCGATTGTATCATGTAGCTTTGTGCCGTTCAAATTAGCGCGGCGTAAGTTGGTGCGAATTAGATTCGCGAGTTTTAAGTTAACGCCGTTTAAGTCCGCACCATGTAAGTCGGCACTCCTTAAGTCGGCATCCTGTAAATCAGCACCGTATAAGTTAGCCCCATGTAAGTTAGCACGCCGTAAGTCGGCACTCCTTAAGTCGGCGCCGTTTAAGTTAGCCCCGTGTAAGTTAGCACCCCGTAAGTTAACACTCTGTAAGTTAGCACTCAGTAAGTTAGCACTCAGTAAGTTAGCATCCTGTAAGTTAGCTTCTCGTAATCTAGCACCCTGTAAGTTAGCCCCATACAGGTCGGCGCCGCGTAAGTCAAGGCCATGTAGATCAGCACTACGTAGATCAGCACCTTTTAAGTTAGCCCCGTATAGACTATCAGGATATTCTTTGCCGTTAATTAGTTGCATGGTAGCCTCTCACAGTAGTGTTATTGTAACGTTGATAACTTATCCTCGTGGTCGGTAGCTTGCAAACACTTCGAGCATACTACGCATACCATCGTGTGTCACCCAACTAGATGACGCCGCAACAGTAGTAGACATTAACGCAACAAAGTCAGCTAGTTTCATCATGTCAGTATCGCGGTGCTGATGCTCAATTTCGATGTCGTTCTCTGATGTGTAACGATTGATAGCAGTCCAAGCGAGTGCCGTATCGTTATGCATCTTGCGGTTATTAACGCTGTTTACTGTGTAGCGTGAGTCACTGTAGATTGTAACAGGACCAGCTAGATGTTTAGCGACGTGACGGCAAGCGTGTAGTACAGCACGCATCTCAGCAAGGTTGTTACTTATTGACTCGCCTACTAGTACGCTACCAAACATACCGTGAATAGTCTCAGGACCGACAACATCCCCGTTATCGTCTATAGCTTGCGACGTGATGACGATACCAGTAGCGGCACGAGAGCTAGGGTTACCCGCTACCGTAGCGGCATCACAGTAGATAGACCATGCGCTATTGATTGTGGGGCAGTCATGATGGGCAGAGTGTAACGTGTACCTATCAGCAACAGACAGTTCACGTAACGAGGGTAGGGTAGTCATAAGCTCCGGTGTTTTGTTTGTAATAGTACGTCGTTAAATAAAGCCCGCTATCTCCCCCCTGCTTACTTAACTGGTATCGCACCAGTCGCGGGCTGTAAGCAAGGTAGTCACCCCAAGTAAACTACAGTAGCGTAGCTTACTGGGGTAGCGTCAACTGTTAGGCGGGCAATGACAGACCAGCGGCGGCCATCGCAGCTTCAGCAGCTTGCAAGCGTGCCATTAAATCGCTAGTCGTAGCCTTAACGACCTTGGTTGGTTTGGCTAGCTTGCTTGCCCACTCATTGATAAGCGCCATCGATTCGGGTTCGCCTTGTGCGTCGAATGCTTCAACTTCTTGGTAGCAAACCGCGTCAACAAGTACCTTGTACTCACGTGCCATGTTGGAAGGCACAGACTCTTCATTGTTCTCGATGTACTCGACAAACTCAGCAGTCAGCAGTTCAAGCTGCGCATCAGTAGCGTATTGCATACCGGACGCCTTAGTGCCGACATTAGTAGCAATCGATAAGCCAGTCTGGAATGTGCAGTCGATAGCAGCAACAAGCAAGCGGGCAAACTTCTGCTTGACAGCTTCGCCGGGTGTCAGCTTAGCGTAGCTAGCCTTCACGGTCAGCTTTTCAGCCGGTGTCATTGAACGGCTACCATTGAAAGACTCTTGCAAGTGGGCTAACGCTTCTTTACTGGTGACTTCGATGTATTCACACATCACATTGCCGTGGATTACGTCGCCTTCAGCGGGCATACCACCCTCGGGAATGAGTGTTAGTTTGCCGGTCGCATTGACGTAGTAGTTCTCACAGATGGTAGCGATAGCGATAGCACGGTGACGACCACTGACCAGGTGACCCACATCATTCATGATGGCAATCACAGGGTACTGCCATAGCTGACCTTGCTTGACAATGCCACGAACAATAGTATCGACGCGACTCTGAATAATTGGCTCTTGTGCAGTAGAGACAGCAGCAGCGGCGGCTTTAAGCTGATCGATAGTAGCACCCGCAAAGTAGCGGTCTTGTGTAGCGGCTTGAAACTTAGCGTTAAACTCTGTCATGGTGGTTACCTACGGGGTGTTGTGAGTGGCAGCGGTTAAGCTGATGTAATTAATGTAGCGTGTATCGTTTGATTTGTCAAGTAGAAAGTTTGTGTGTCGCTACTTGAAGTAGCAGTTGATATGCTTGTGGCAGTGATTCAACCTGTTGATAACAGCATAACGAATAGCGGTGCAGTTGTCAAGTAATAAGTGTCACAGTGCCAGTTACCTTGATCGCGGGTGTCGGTTAACTGCTGCCTATATATTATAGCGCAGTTAGCAGCAACACGCAACACATTGGTGGCTGGGTTCACTCGCTTCGCTCGCTCTCTACGCCACCGGTGGCAACGTAGCAGAACCCCAAAATAAATTAGAGTAGTGTGCGGTAGCAGTTAGCGGCGGCGAGGGTCGTAGCTAAGGCGGGTAGAAGACGTGGTAACAAGGCATCAGGTATCACAGGGTAGTAAGTAAGTAGCGTGCGTGTGGGATCGTGTAAACGTGTACGGTTATCCGTACCTCGCTTGATCGTGGTTGTTAAGTGTACTACTATTGGCTGTAACGTATGCTGGGCAAGGGTTGTGCCAATAAGCACAGGGGGTTGACACGCATGTTATAATAGGGGAGTAGTCAGCAGGCGAGCGGAGGATAGTATGGACAACAGTCATTTCCGGCTCCGTCATCACGCATCAGAAACGGCGCAGCTGCTTCGCGGCACGATCGCGGTAAGTGGCACATGTGACAGTTGTTGCCAACGGTGGTTTACACTGTGAGTAGTAATACAGCAACGACGTTACGGTACCCCACAAATAAAGCAGCTAGTAACATCGACGAAAGTAGCAATCGAAGTATAAGCAAAGTAACACCCCACAATAAGTTAGTAAGTAGGTAACGACAATGAGACCAGCGAGACAGACAGAAGTGCAACGGGTAGCAGCGCAGCGTGCGGCTTACATCCGTAAGAAGAACACGGTACGGACAACTGCTAGAGAAGCAGCGCAGCGTGCATATGAAGCGGGCCGTAGCTACTTTACGGTGGTGTTTAACGGTGACGATACGCTAATGGCTGACGTATTCAGTGAAGCAGGCAACCGTTCAGTAGCGGGTACGACTCGCAAGCTGACGACAGTAGCGTTGCAATCTGCTTTGAGTAGCAGCTACGCTAAGGGTTACCAACAAGGAGAACTAACAGGCTACGCGGCGGGCAAGCGTAACGTTTATGTAGCAGCCGAAGAACGGAGTAGCAGCGTACTACGGGATGATGACGACTTCGACAAAGGGTATTTGATGGGGTACGTTACAGGCTACCGAGACGGAGGCGGGCAACGTTACAACGAGGTAAAGCAGCAAGCTGATGGCGATGCAGGATGGCAACCCTGGTCAGGCGTACCTAGTGGTGAAGCCGGGGTGTTCAGCAAGCAGCTACCAGGTAGATGTCAGTGGCGTCGCCCGCAGTTGACTGAAGGCGGAGACTACGCCAACAAGAAAGACACATACACGGTATGGGGTAGCGCGAGGGTGACAGCGTAGTAGTTAGCAGCAGTAGCGCTTAACTGACAGTAGTCGTTCGTGCCAGTGCCTGCGGTGCGTGTACACTATATCGAATGAACCTCCGAGAGCGTATCGGTAGACAGGCAGTGACCACGTTACTCGATGACCATTGTACTGAAGACGTGTTGCATAGCTGCTACCAGAGTAACCAAAGCATGGTCGGTAGCAGCGATACAATGCACCCGGTAGTAGGTAGACAAAGCAGGCAGCAACAAGCAGCGAGTAAAGTACGGCGCGTAGCGTTACGTTAAAAGACATTAGTTGTGAAGCGTAGTGTGGCATGGTTAGTGAGTGGGTGGATAGTTAGCGGGTGGACGTGTACGGGGCAGTGTAATGCTACCCCGCGTAGGTTAGTCAGTTAGCAAGTAAGCAGCGCAAACAGGTCAGTAGCAAATTGAGTAGCGGGCGGGCATTCATTCTTGAAGTAGGCAAGCTGATGATGAGTGACAGACATGCCGCATAGCGTGTAGTAGTCGTACCATGTGTAGCCGTTATCGCGTAAGTAGCTAGAAGTAGCGCGGGTAGCAGTAGCGTTAAGCAGTGAGTTGATAGCAGTAGCGTTAGACATGGGGATTACCTGTGGGGTGAGTGATTCGTAACTGTTGTTATCGTAGCAGGTTGTCAGTAAGTTGTCAAGCAGCGGAGCCGTAGGCGACACTCGTTAGAGTGGAGCCTAGTGAGTCAGGCGGACGGTAGCAGTGATGGCAGTGGAAGCAAAGCGAGAACGTGAGCCAGTGAGATTAACAGCGCAGCAAAGGTAGGCTACCTGACGACCTGACTGCGGGTACTTCAGCGAGCACAGGGTACGCCACAAGGTGAAGCGCTCTACTGTGTGGCGGTTGCTAAACGTCGTGCTGGTTGCGGTGGATGTTGCGCTGGTTGTGTGTGACATGTGGTGGTGGTGATTGACTACCCCTATATAATGCCACAGTCACACCAGTTTGTCAAGCGGATGGTAGCAGTACGTCAGCAGCACAGCAGCAGCAGAAGCAGGGGGCGTAGAGGGGGGAGCGCGGCCGGGTACAGTATGTACAACGTTGGCGTAATTTTCTGCATGGTGTCACGACGCTGCTAGCTGTTACGGCGGTAGCTGTCCTGCCTCACGGCTCACTGCTCCCTACTTGTGGCTGGGTTCACTTGCTAGCTTCGCTAGCTGCGTTCTCTACGCCACCTGTGGCACGTTACCCACTTAACAGATATAATTTATAAAACCATAACAGATCCCCAGCTTGCTAACTGACGGTACAGAACAACGGGCTGGCTGCCCAGCGGACCTAGCTAACCGACCAACAGCCAACTTAGCAGCCAACAGCCAACAGAGTGGTCCGGCAAGTAGTAATTACCAGCCTGTCGTACCGTATTGATGCAAGCAGCTTACCAGTTTACTAACTTATTTTGGGGTATCTTACCAGCGGCCAGCGGTGGCGTAAACTACGAGCGAAGCGAAGTAGTCACAGCCACAACCAGGTGAATCAGCGTAATCACGAAAAAAGTTCAGTAGTTACACGGAGGCGGCATGATCACGCCACCAGTATAATAAAATCTAACTCTAGTAGTCTAGGAGCCTTCGGCTCCGGAAGACTGCGTGCGCGGGTGACGCACGTAAGAAAGAGAGGGTAGCACACCAGCGATCAAGCGCCTCCGTAGAAACACTGAACTTTCCGCAACGCACCAGCACACCAACGTGAGTAACACAGATGACTACGAACCCACTGTTAACGCCGGAGCAGCAAGAAGCTGCTACACCTATCTCAACGAAGAAGGTCAGCTCGTACAGCGCATCCCAGCAGGCAGACTTACAGCACCAAGCCGACCACGCTTCGACCCAACGCGACGAGACCCTTACACGCATCTCGACCGACACCGCAAAACGCATTACACACGCAGCAAACCCGACTACGGCATCGGAGCCGTCAGGCGTAACCAACTGCTCCTTGAAGCGGGATACGATGTTGGAGCCGTCCGAAGTGGAGAACTCGCGTCTGTACCAGTCCCTTTCCGACGGGCTATCTGCGAACTGGACCCCCACTACAAGTCCAAACGCTGGTCGTATAATTTCTTGCGATACTCTTCAGAGCTACCTACAACCAGCGTTGGCAGCTTCGCAGCCGGAGACCACACAGGATTAACGTTTGACTGCCCCTACCGTATTGACCGCATCTTTGACTGGGTAGAGACAGCGCACACGATACCTCAGCACAACGCTATTACAACAGCGACAGACTACGCTCCTTATTTTGGGGTAATGCACAGCGGTATCGGCTACGTAGTTTACGGCGACGCTGACAATCCGACGTTTATGTTTACTGCTGCGAAAGACGCCTGTTTCATATCATCGCGCTACGCACATAAGCTACCGCACCGCGATGATAGCCACCAGGGATCTTTTGAGTATTTGCCACGCAACGCTGCACGGTACGATTGGGTAGTAACATCCCAGCGTTCCGTACCGTACCACGAACTGTTAAGCAAACTGCTGCCGCTGACGCCTGAGACGACCTACCACGTCACTAAAGCCCGCGCTCAGTACATCAGCAAACGTGCTTTTCCGTCAGACATTACGTTTAACGTCGCACTGATGGTACTTGCTGACAACCTACACCGCAGCCACGTCCCGCTGTGTCTTACGCTTGCACAACAAAAGGAGTACAAACATGTTTGGCGCAAACTACCTGAACGGCCAGCCTTCAATCGAAACTGGACAGACATCGTTCACCATCGAGATGCCCCTGAGTACCACACCGTCAATGCTGTCATTGCCGACCTCAGGACTACAGACGCCTGGGCTTACCACCCGGACGCTCCGGACAGTGTTCACCACAGATAAAAGACGTGCGCGTCGTACCTTCCCAGGGCTACGTAAGCGATAACATTACTGCATCACCGTATTGACGTTAGAAGTTATTTTGGGGTTCTGCTAGGCGCTACACACACACTATACGCAACGTACTGCGGGAACGATATGTCAAATAGATTTCAATTAGTGCTTCAGATTATTGGCTTGTCGCTAGCATTACTCACAATGGTGTTATCGTTTACGAACCCTGTATACGACAAACTTAACACAATGTCGGTGCGCCTCACAGAACTTGAAGTAACTATAAAATACACACTACAGCGACTACAGGAGACACAGCATGGTAGGCAAAAAGAAAGCTACGACACCGATGGCTACCGCAGCCCCTCTTCCAGTCCCCGGCGTTGACCCACAGCAGCAAGCAGTACAGCAGTCGTTACTCGACCAGCTAGCAGCTCTCAAGATGCAAGGCGACGAGCAACTTAATGCCGCCAAACAGCAGCAGCTCACTGAGTCAGAGCAAGCCGCATCTGTAGCAAACCAGATGCAGCAGCAAAATGCACTCGTTGAGCAGCAAAACGTACTGAACGCAACACGATACAAAGACGCTACCGACGCAGCCTCAAAGCAAGAGCAGCTAACTAGCGCTCAAGCTGCTGCTGCAACTGCGAGACGTAACGACCAGCGTGTACGCACTACTGGTTTGCTGGCGTCATTCGGACGTCGTGCTAATCGCCCCAACTACTAACTGCCAACCGAGGCAGTACACACTACGAGGAATACATCATGGCAATGCGCCCGCCTATTTTCACTAAGAGCGACCTCAGTTCAGCCGACGCTGCAACTCGTGGTCGTGCCCGTGCCGCTGAAGACGCTACGATGGGCCTCAACCCGTCAAAGCACAAACGCGAGACGATTCGCTTGACTGCTAACTCAGCAGGCGCTGGCATTGTTGAGCTATTTATTTTGGGGCAACTCGGTTACCGTCTACGGACCCTACAGTCGTCAACTGTATGCTTCACTGGCGTTGTTGTTTACCATTCATCTGTGTCTCGTGTTGCTTGGAATGTAACTGTTGCGGCACAAAACATTGACGGTGTACTTACACTCGTTGGCGTACCGCTGCTTGTTAAGTACGGTGCTGCTGCCGCCGCGTTAAGTGTAATTGTTGACAACCCTACTGAGTCGTTTGTTATTACCGGTGCTGGTGTCGCCGGTGACCTCAATGGTCGTTGGGAAATGTTTATCGACGCCTTTGTTGAAGTCACTGAGGACGCTAAGTAATGTACAGCGTCAAACCATCCTGCGACCTTGCAGTCGAAGCGTTGTACGACTACTGGTCGTTCATCGAAATGATTAAGTTCCAGGGTGGTATTGACGCTTGGGATGACTGTCACTTTGACTTTGTACTGCATTTGCAAGCGCACCAGCTCTATCAGTCGGGGCGCTTAACAGGTAAGCTGTTAGAGCACTGGCGACGCATTAATCGTTACGTACCTGACGGTCCCCCACGTAGCAACCGGATGCTAAAGATGCCACGCGGTCATCGTAAGTCTACCCTAGTTGTAGGGTACGTAATGTGGCGTATCTGGCGTAACCCGGATATCCGCATTATGCACTCTTGTAACGTGCTAGACCTCAGCGAATCTTTTATGCGTGAGGTACGTAGCTACTTTGAAGACACCGAGATGCAGGAAAAATTCTGGAATAGACGTCCCCACATCAAGGGTAAGCTGATACCTGACTTTAATGTGTCACGCGCTAAGCGCATGGGCACTGAAGCTATCGACAGCAAAGTAGTCTGGAACAACGAAGCTATCCAGGTGTTGCGCCCCAACAAATACAAAGAACCTACACTCAGTACATCGTCAGTCGGTGCAAAGAAAACTGGACAGCATACAGACTTGTCAGTTATGGACGACGTTGTTGACTTTGACAATGCCAGTTCACCTGGTAAAATTCAGAAAGTTAAACGCTGGGCAGGCGACATCATGAGTATCGTTAACGACGTCGTTGTCACTCGCCAGGTAGGTGTACTACCAGACGGTACCACTGTATTCGATTCTGTGGGTAACGAAAAGGTAGTCACTGGTACGCACTACGACCCACAGGATTACTACACATTTCTTGAGCGTGAACGTGTTGATCTACTATACGACGTTTTCGAGCGTAACATCTACCGTAACGACATCGACAATAGCGAAGGATACATCCTTAGCGGCTTCACCGCTGAAGTCGAAAAACGTAAACGTGCCGAGCTTGCTGAACTGCCTGGGGTGTTTGATGCTCAGTATCTAAACAAGGTACTTAACCCAGAGCTTCAGGTACTCAACACGCGTAACGTCAAGTGGTATAGTGAAGGCGTGCTGCTTGAAGGACTTGCTGAACGTAACGTATCGTTCCGGTTGGGTGACAGCGAGACTATCGACGTGTTTACCCCCATCATAACTGTTGACCCAGCTATTTCGCTTAACAGTCGCGCAGATGATACAGCTATTATTGTTGGGGGTTGGTCACAGTACGGTTACCTCGTTGTCGCTGATGCTATTGTTGGGCACTTAACGCCAGAGCGTACATGTACTGAGATTGTACGTCTCGCTAAGAAGTGGCACTGCAAGATAGCTTACGTTGAGAACGTTGGCTTCCAAGAGCTACTGCGACGCCAAGTGTTGAAAGCAATGCAAGACGATAGCGTCCAGTGTTCAGTTCTTGAGTACCGTCCAACAGGTAACAAGCACAAACGTATTGAGTACCAGCTTGCGACTACATTCGCTAAAGGTAAGGCTGTAATTGCTTCCCACCTAAAGATGAACCAGCGTTTTGTTAATCCAATTGACTTCTTCGGTAAGCTGACAGCACGCGACGACGTACCGGATGCTATCGCCGTACTCGCCGAGAAGTCAATACCACCTACTGAAGGTGGTAAGCTGCATAAACGTACACCGTGGGATACTGTAACGGCAGCCGGTAACAAGGTTAACACAACATACGGAGGGTATTACTGATGCTGATGAAACCGACACCGTTAATTATTGACAAAAGTAGCGTCAACTGCACTGAGGAAGAGTTTGCGGAGAACATTCTACTGCGACTGACTGACGCTAAAGCAATTAGATTGCACGAAGAGCCACGCTGGAATGAAAGCTACGGCTTGTGGCGTAACTCTAACTTCGATAAAGCTGCTATGAGGGGCGATGCAGTAACAACTGCGGGTACTTCAAGTACGTGGCAGCACCGCGTAAACACTGGCAAGACTTACGAGGTCGTCGAGACACTAGTAGCGTACCTCAAAAGTGCTACGTTCCCGTCTGATGAGTGGTTTGAAGTTGTAGCCAAGCAACCTGAGCTGGGAGACATTCTCAACTTGGTGCAAAAGGCCGTTAAGTACAAGTTGGACGAAGCCGCTATCACCGCTAAGGTTGAAGTGTACCTTCGCTGGCTTATTTTATTTGGGACTTGTACATATCGCGTCACTTGGGAGAGTGAGGTTCAACGTAATACGTCGCGTGTGTTTCAGCCAGACGGTAACTCGTCAGTACGAGTCACAAACGAATCTACAGAAGAGCTTGACATCCAAGTTATGTCGCCATTTGATGTATGGCTTGACATCGATGAGGAGAGCACCTGGGCCAGGTTACGCTTAAGTCGCTCAGAGTTCCTGGAGTTGGTACACCAGGGGTACTACACGGTTAGCGACGAAGCTAAGGCGGCTTACAACCCACGTAAGCAGACTAAAAGCTACCGTGCTGACAGCGCTACCAACACCGACGGCAAGTCAGAGGAGATTATCGAGTTTTACGGTGACGTTGTTATCCGCAATGTGGTCTACTGTAACGTGCACGCGGTATTCCTGGGTGATGAGTTGATACGTCTGGCTGATTCGCAATACTGGTGTGGGTCGCCTTACGTATCAATGAGTATGTTCCCGGATATTCACAGTCCGTACGGTATCAGCATGTTACATCCTAACCTGGGCGCGTTGCATGTTACTAACGTGATGTCTAACTTACGACTGGACAACATGCTGCTTCACATGCACGGGATGTGGGAGAAGGTTGAAGACGGAGTTCTGAACGATGACGACCTTCGTGTAGAACCTGGCAAGATATTTAAGGTAGCGCAGCGTGGTAACATGTCTCGCTTAGATATGGGTCCCCCAACGTTTACGGTAACTTACCAAGAAGCGGCTACTCAAGAAGCTAACATCGACAGAGCGATGGCTACAGGTCCGCTTATTGGTGGGGCGCAATCACGCGGTGGCGACCGGGTTACTGCCGAAGAGATTATAGCAGTACGTGACAGTGGCGGCAACCGGCTTAACCTGGTGCATACACACATCGAACAAATGAGCACTCTGCCACTGTTAGCCAAAGCGTTTAAGCTGGTCCAGCAGTATCAGTCAGAAGACATCATTGTCACCGCAATGGACACAGACGTTGAGATGCTAGCGTACTACCCCGTACCAGCTGAGTCGTTCAGCTTGCCGCTTGAGTTGCTGCCGATAGGTGCTAACTTCGTTATCGAGACTAGTCGCAACCTCGATAAATTGCTGCAAGTTATGGACATTGCTGGCCGTAGCCCCGAGCTATCTGCCCGCGTTGACCACGAGCAGATGCTACTCGAAGTAATGAAGCAGCTCCGCGTTGACGACCCATTACGTTTCATCAAGAAAGCTGAGGAACAGCCACCGCTACCTGCGATGCCACAAGCACCGGAGATGCCAGAGGGTATGCCACCTGCGGGTGGTATGTCAATCGAAGATCAAGCAGCGATGCAAACAATTGCCACTGATGGTGGGGAGCAGCTACTTAACGCAGCTGAGATACCTACTGATGGCGTGCCTACTGACCAACTACAACAAATTATGGCAGGAGCTTTAACCGATGACGGACAACCAATCTAATACAACTGAGACTACCGCCCCAACTAACGACCTCGGACTTGTTAGTATGAACCCAGGGATGCTGACAGACACTCCTGACATTGCTGACGCTGCTGACACTGTTGAAGAAACTGCTAGCCTGCAAGACCAGCTTGCGTTGCACGATGCAATGACTGAGACTGCTGCGCCTGCTGACGACGCGACACCCGTTGACGACGTTGCGCCTGACTGGACATCTGACCGTATGGTAAAGCTGGACGCTGACTTCAAAGAAACTATGGGGGTAGGCGTCAAAGAAGCGTTTGACATGTTCACTGAGATACGCGCTGAGTTGACTACTTTACGCGAAGCAAAACAACAAGACAGCGTAACGCAAGCAGCAGCCACGATTCAAAAAGCCTGGGGTGTAAATGACGCTGAGTTCACACGTCGCGCTTCTGAAGTCGCTGCCTACGTCAAGACGCTACCTGAGGCAACGCAAGCAGCCGTTGATAACGTAGATGGGGTACAGCTTGTCTGGCAGCATTTGCAGTCACGTCGAGCAACCAGCAACGTGACGGGCGGCAAGCAAGGCAACACGTCGAGCGGTACTCCACAGTCGTTTAGTCGCGCTGACATTACACGCTGGATGATGACAGAGCCTGCAACGTACAACAAGTACGCCACAGCAATTGCCGCAGCGCGTTTAGCTGGGCGTATCACTGACTAGTACAGTTGTACGCTACTGATCAAGCCCTCTGAGAATCGCCTGTAGAGCACGCTAGCTATTAAGCATACAAACGTAAGTAAGTGACGCTAGCGTGCCCTGTAGGTACCTTGTAGCCCCATTAGAGAGCGTCCTTGATCGCGTAGCTGATACTCACCCGCACTGTTACAGATCGTTAAAGTACGCGTGTACTACTTAAGACTGCCCGCAAACGCGGGACACTTTTAGGAGACACACATGCCACAAGCATTATTTAACGGCGAGTCATTTAACCAGACTAACATCACCCGCTTTATTGCGGAAATCTGGCTGCCCGAGATGATGGAGTTCCGCGCCCAGCGGCTTCTCGTCCCCGAGCAGATTTGCCGAGTATTCAAGTCCAACGTCAAGAAGGGTGATGTATTTCACATCCCGCAGGTTAACGAGCTGCAAGTTGAGACGCGTCAAATTGATCGCCCATTTACGTTGCAAACCGACGTAGATAACGAATACGTTATCCAGGTTGACTCGGATAAAGCCACGGCTATCGGTATCGACCGGTTCGCCGAAGCAATGGCTTCTTACGAGTTTCGTTCTGCATACGTGCGCGGCATGGGCTACGCACTAGCAAAAGATATGTCTGGTGCTATCCTCGGTTTGCGTGCTGCACTGTACAGCATCCCTGGTCGTAGTATCTTTTGTACGTCTGGCGCACCCAACGCTGGTACGCTTGCCGGTACCGGCGCTCCTCTGAATCTTGCGGCTATCCTTGCTGCCCGTCAGTTGCTACTTGACGCTGACGCTGACGAATCTGACATCGTTATGTTGGTTAGCACTGCGCAAGAAACAGCGCTGTTGAGCATTTTGCAGTCTACTAGCGGTGACTACATCAGCGGCAAGCCAACCGAGACTGGTAAGATTGGCTCACTGTTTGGTGTTAACTTCTGGCGTTCTACGTTAATCGGCAACAACAGCGCGACAGGCTGGCGTTTGCGTGGCGTCAACAACGCTGTTGAGCTTCTGCCTTCGCCTGGCTTTACTGGTAGTATCTACATGCCGAAGCAGAATGCCTTTACTTCGTTGCCTGCTACCTGGGGTACTGGTGGCGGTGCTGTACAGACTGCGCTGGTCTGCACTAAAGAGTGGGCTGCGGCTGTCATGCAAGGTGAGCTTGCACCAACGGCTGATAGAATCCCTCAGCTAGACATCACGCAGATTGCTGCGCGTCAGGCTTACGGTGCTAAGCTGTTTCGTGAAGACCACGGCGTTTTGGTCCACACACTCGGTTAATTGTCCACGCCCTCCAGTTTATTTTGGGGGGCTTACCACGTTTTTGTATGCCGTTGTTTCTTTCCCAGGTTAATAAGCTACTCGTGACAGTAAACGAGTTGCCAGTTGCAGATTTTGAAGGCTACGTTGCACAGAAAGCTGTTAATGCTTTTCAAGGTGCACTAACGTTTGTGTCAAGTTTATACCGCTGGCCCCATCTAAAGACAGAAGTAGCTGCAACTTCCTGGGTAGGCGACACTATTGCTGTACTACCTGAGTTTCAGTCTGTCATCAACGTGTACGACGGTACGACACGCGCCCAGCAGGTAGAGTACAGCCAACTCAAGCGTGACTACGGTACGCTCCCTGTGTGGTGTTACCGTGACCAGCAATCGCTTCTATTTCAGCCACAGTCTGCTGCACAAAAAGCTGCGTTACGTTTTCATTTATTACTGATGCCGACGATACCGCAAACAATCAACGACAACGTTACGTTAGATGCCCCATTTCTTAGATGCGTGATGCTTTATGCTGAGAACGAACTTCACCGTACGCACACTACTGACCTCGCTGCTGGCAACGCTGCTAGTCGCCAGTTTGAGGTGGAGCTACAGACTTTACGAACACGACGCGAGTCAGACACCCCAACTCACTGGAGATTCTAATGCCGCAGGACCAAGAGCACCAAGGTATCTTCACCAGCAGCTTTTCAGGGCTAGACCTTTCGCTGAGTAACGGCGCAGTAGATGTCAGCGCGTCAACTGTATTCCAGAATTGTGACATCAGCGCTGACGGTGCTATCGTTCGTAGGGGCGGTACACGCTTACTGTTTACGCTTGACTTTACAACGGCAGCAAAGTCGTGGTCAACTGTAATGAAAACACGCGACGGCACTGAGTACGTTGTTATCGTACAAGACGGTGGCATACTTATCACACGCACGTTGAACACCTCTGATAGTGAATCAACAAATATCGGCAGGTCAATAGTCAAGTCTAACGTGTGGCTTAAACCTTTGACTGATGTTAATTTTGTGTTGCTGTCAGCACCCTACGATAGACTGCTAATTCTGACAGGCAACCATCCGCCTGTCGAAGTAGGTTTCTTAGAGCGCACGTTAACGTATGACTGTATTGCGTCCCCGGCCCCAACAGACCGGTTTTGTACGTCACCGTTTAGTGCTAACGACTACTTTGGGTGGCAGGACACCAACGCTAGCTCTACGTTAGTTTGGGACCCAGCGACGCAGATAGACTACGCAGTAGGTACTAAGTTTCAGAATTTTAACGTGACGCTGAACAATGCGGCGACGCTACCGGTAGGTACTAACAGACTGACGTTAGCATCAATTACGTGGCAGTGGTGGGCTGAAGCAGCATTCTACACAGGCGACGAGTTTAATCAGAGTGTAACGCGTGCCAACGTAACGAAAGCAGACCAAAACGTGGCAGTGCCACCTGAGTTGATTAGTGACTACCCACAAATATTATTTGGGGATACTTACACGGGGCTTGAGGTGTCGAGCAACAGCGCTATGTGTGCTGACAATACCTACGTATTATCTGCTAAGCCTCAAACTGCGCTAGAGTATAACTTTACAGCAGGCGGCGTTTACGACTATAACGTTGCCTACACCCCACAAATAGCACCGTACTTTGTAACGTTTGGCACTACACAGGCAGTCGGCGTGTTATCTGCTGTACACATTAACCGCAGGCGACTACTACCGTTCAGAGGTAACTCGCCGCTACCGTTAAATGATTTACGTGTGTTTATCAACAGCACGCCAATTGGCATCGGCTCAGGTAAGTGTCTTGGACCAGGTAACATTGCTAGCGCCGCAGCCTTTTCAACAGCCAACGGGTTATCACTCTACTCGTATGTTAACACTGCTACTAACCCTCTGGTCAGCGCTTTAGACTTTATGGCAGGCAACTCACGCGTACAGGCAGACGCATACGTGCGAGCTGTAGACTTGCTTGGTAAAAGTTATTTTGGGGCACTTGCACAGGCTGTGTGGGTAGGTGACTTAACGCAGCTAACTCCGACGCTCGACGGTAGATACGTTGCTGCTTACGGCCTGGGTCAGTTTTGTAGCTACTTGTCAGGTAACTTTCCTGCTCTCGGCACGGTGTACCGCAACCGTCTGATACTAAAATGTGTTGCCGGTACTGACCAGCTAGTCGCTAGCGCCAACGCTGACGCCAACGTTGTTGGTGAATTTTATAACTTTTTCCAGGTGACAGGCTCGTTGAAGGGCGCGCCGACTGACCCGTTCACGTTTAACGTGGCAGCCGATACAAAAAACACAGTGACGGCTCTCAGCTCCTGGCAAGAGCAGCTACTAGTTTTCACGTCAGACAACGTGTACGCAGTACGTGGCGAGCCTTTTGCTGACGGTACTGTACGCTCTGCGTTGATTGCGTCACAAGGCGCGTTTAACAACAACTGCGTAGTAGTCAGCGAACTGTCAGTTATGTTTATGAACCGTTACGGGGTGTTTGACTTAATTAACAAACAAAACACCAGCGACCTTGGCGTCTTAGAGCGTAGCCAAAAGGTACGCCCACTGTTTAACACTGACGTGGCATCTGCGGTTAACGACAAACTTCACTGGTTGCAATTTGATGATAACACTACCTCGCTGTGGGTAGGGTTAGCAACTGACAATGCACTGTTTACTTCACGTCACTTGGTGCTCAACACGACTTGGAACTCGTGGGCAACGTTTACAGGTGCTGTACCTTACACGATGCGTAAACCTGTCAAGCTCTACAACAAAACAGTATTGTTTGTGACTGGTCCAACAGAGCGTTGGCTACTCGCGCTAGTTGCTAATCAGTTACATCACATCGATATCGCAGTTTACACTACTAGCAAGAAGTGGACAGACGACGCTGTTACAACAACGCCGATGAACATTCCGTTTGTTAGCACCCCACAAAAAGTGTACCGTACAGAGATGGCGTTTATGCCAGGTGCACGCGACGCTGAAGGTACCAACATCGTCAAGGTAGTCTCAAGTTGGGCAAACGAATCTCTCGTAATGACGCCGTTAGTGCCACGGCTGACAATAGCTGACTTGCGAACAACACGTTGGTTAGTAGGTAACCCAGCAACGGCACCTGTAAGATACTTACCTTTTGTTGGGGCTACGTCACAGACACCGTACAACACGTACCCGCAAGCAGTACCTGTTGCAGTCCCCGTCTCGTCAGAGCGGTACACGCTGTTACCTCCAACTACGGTAGACGGCGTAGTTCTCACTGATGTAGTCAACGCAAAATTGCGCGGTGTAGTTTACCCCAGCATAGCTGCATCGCCGACATTCAACGCATCTACTATGGGGCGCTACAAACGTCTCAAACGGCTACACTTGCAGTTTGACCCTAGGGTAGCATTAGGCAGCAAATACAACTTTCCTGGATTGTCTGACGTTAGGTTGCTTAACATGGCTACAACAGCAGTAGTGACAGACAACCGTGCAACGTCGCGTGCTGCTGTCAACCAGGCGTTAACAACACAGCCGTTTGTAGACATTTCACAGTACAGTGCATCGACAGAAGCTATAGGTAACGTCCAACATACTATCACGCTACAGGGTTTCTCTGCCAGCTACCGCTGGTTTGTGTCGTCGGTAGGCGCTGAGACTTTCAAACTAAACGGTTACGAGTTTGATGTTGAACAACAACGCAGTAAAACATATCAGAGAGGTTAACATGGTAGCAGCATTACCGGCAATTAGCGCTGGGGTTAGCGTAGTACAGGGCGTTGCAGGTCTTGCTGCGAAGAACACAGCAGCATCCTCGCAGCGTCAGCAGTTAGCAATTCAGCAACAGCAGAACATGCAGGCGTCGGCAACAGTTAAGCAGAGACTTTTTGTACAGCAAGAACAAGTTGAACGCGAGTACGCGCTGAACCGTATCGCCGCACAAGCAGCCGACCAGCAACAGAAGTTCGGCTTGCAGGCGCAGGGCTTGTTGGCGTCATTTGAGACTCAGCGCCAACAAGCTAACATCGAGCAGCAGTCACTACGAACGTCGCAAGATAGTCTGCAAGCTGTTGATGCGTTAGCCCGACAGGCAGCAAGCAACAAAACAGGCGCTAGTACACAACGGCAACAGTCACTAAAACAGGAGGCGTCAACTGCTGATGAACTGTCCGGTGGCGAGCAACAGGTACAGAAACAAATCAGCGACACAGAGCGCCAAATGCTAATCAGGCAAGCGTCACAAGATAACCGCTCGTCATCAAGCGTGTTACGTGATGAAGCTGAACGCGTTAGGATGCTGGCTAATACACTGAGTGTGGGGCTTGACATGGACCGTGCGCAAGTCGAAGCAGCGTTACAAGGTGCTAACGAACGCGACATCACCACAATGATGGAACAGCTCAGTGCTGGCGATACAGAGTTTAACCAGCAACGAGTAGCAGCTAACCTACAGCTTGCCCGTCAGCAGTCAGCTAATCAGTCGCAAACGTTACAGTTCAACGACGGCCAGCAGCAGCAAGCTCTCTCAATGAATCGTCAGCAGCAGGACATTAACGCTCGTATGGCGGACAACAATCGTACTTCGTTGGAGACTACACAGCGTGCTGACTACATGTTACAGCAAGAGAGTAACGCTGACACAGCTAATAGTGTTAACGCGTCATTACAGCAGCAGCAGCGCAGTGCAAAAGGTGCCTCACTACTTGATTATTTGGGGACAGGTTTAACAGGGTACAATGCAGTAGCACCGCTCTTTAAGAAAGAAAAGGAGCAGGTGCCAGAGTACAAGAAGTTAGGTGGACCTAATGCTTACATGCCTCAGCAGGGTCCTAACGCGTATATGCCCCCACAATACGGCAACAAATCAGGCGAGTACACATCGCAAACAGGAGCAGCGTAATGAAAATTCAACCGATTGGCTTTCAGTTTCCACAGCAACAACAGGTTGACGTAGCCCCGGTAGTTGTTGACACCCCAGCAAGCGTTACAGCACTTGACATTACTAACCAAGGGTACGCTGCTGCCGAACGTGCTAACCAGCAGTACGTGCAGACAACACAGCAAGCTACGCAAAGTACCCAACAAACAGCGCAGATACTTCAACAGAACTCGCAGTCTATCGCTCAGTCGCAAAACGCTGTTCTCCAGCAGAAGCAGCAATCAAGCAACAACTTTGCTGTGTCGCTGCAAAGCATCCAGAGGGGTGTAGGCGACATGATGAATTACAATGTAGAGCTTGCAAAGATTGACGACACCCGCCGCAGAGAAGCTGCCGACAAGTCTGCCAGGTTGTTAGCTGCCCAGGAGAAAATTGACCACGACGACCGCAAAGCCAAGGTAGTCGGCAAGCTAGAACAACTGTCTGGCGCGTGGATCAAAAACGGCATGATTAGAGAATACGGCGCAACTGCTTACCTCGACATGGTAGCAAAAGAAGTAGCCGCTGCTAAGTTAGATGGGGACAGCACAACAACGCTGACGCAGAAATACGCACAACCTGCGCAAGATTACAGCAAAGAAGTCTACACCGAAGAACAGAAAGCGGCTGAGACGGTAGTTCTCAAGCAGCGTGAAGTAGACAAGCGGCAATTACTGGCCCCACTAAATGTTATCATTGCGAAGATCAAAACCAGCGAGGGTCGTGACGCTGGCGAAGTTGCGAAGCAGTGGGCCGAGTTGCAAGCCGGGATGGAAACCATCATGGCCGACAAGCGCTTCTCGCAGGTAACGCGCCTTGAGTCCGTCGCAATGGCACTTGAAGCTGGTGCTGCTGGTATGTCAACGTCTAACGAAAACTACCAGAAGATGAACAACGCTGCTAGCGCGTACCGTAACGTTACTGCGTTTGCAGCACAGCAGCGTATCAAGGCTAACAACAGCGAAATTGGGCCACAGGAGTACGAAGACACCGTGCGACAGAAAGCACTTGAGCTGGGGGTGAGCGGCTACCAGCCAGCAGACCTTAACGCTGAACTGAAGTTCGTAGAAGAGCGCTTGCGTGTTGACGGTAGCATCACGACAATGCGCAAGAATGCCGTGCTCAGCGAGACAGAAGGCATCGAAGCTGATAATGCTATTGTTGGGGGGCTTGCTATCGACGCTGTGCTCGACCCTAGCGGGGCAGGCTCAACTATCCGTGCAGCCGCTAAAAAAGGCGCTGATAAAAACGCTATCGAAGCTGTCCGTGTTGCTGATGACTTTATTAAATTCCGCGCTACAGACAAACAACAGTACGACGTAGCTCGCGCTGCTAAACAAACTGAGATTAGTCGCGTCGGCGCTAACTTTAACAGTTGGTTTGTCAGCAACACAAAGACACCTGGTGCGTCAAGTCAGAATCCTGCTGTTGCTAAGCAGCTTGAAATGTTGCGTACACTAAGCGGCATCACACCCGAGCAAGTACAGGGAGGTCAGCTAACAGCCGAGCAAGTTAACCTCATGCAGAGTTCGGCAGAAGCTATTCAGCAGTCGTTAATCGCTGAGCAAGTAGTTGACGACAAAAACTTCGCTAACAAGCTACAAGAGTTTAGCCGCTACGGGTTATTCCTCAACGAAGCTGACATGAAAACATCGCGTAAGTCGTTTACGCAAAAGATTGACGCGTACATGCAACGTAAAGCAGATATTGAAGCGCAGTCGGCTGTTATTAAACCTGTACAGGGGATGACGGGAACTTTTAAGCAGGGCACCATCAAGCAACTGGCGAAGCGCTCTTACGCAGGTTCGTCGATGGTGGTGCCCTTTACTGCTGCTGTGGCTAACGCAATGCCAGACGGCACCAGCGCAGCAGGTCAACTTTACGGTGACTCACGTGGTGCCACGCGTAGACACACTGGACTTGATTTTGGGGTACCTTCAGGCACCGAGGTGTTGTCTACGATTGACGGCGTCGTGCAGTACGTTGAGCCGATTACCACAGTAGGCTACGGTTTAAACGTTGGCGTGAAAGGAGCAGACGGTTTGATTCATTATTTTGCGCACTTGTCAGCAGCTAACGTAGTTGTTGGTCAGCAAATATCAGCAGGCGAAGTTATTGCACTCAGCGGCAATAGTGGCGGCACCGCTGGTAAACCAATGGACGAACACTTGCACATGGGGACATACCGTGAAGGCGGCGAGATATTTAACCCTGTGCACATCTTATCGAAAGCAGCAGTTAACAACGGCAGCGCCAAGGCCCCACGCACAGCAGGTTACTCGCAAGCTAACATCCCACGCGGTGCCACCCCCATCGGTAAGAATCAGTACCTGCTTAACGGTGCGCTGTTTAACATACCAAGCGGACCTCCAGCGCGTACAACAACAGGCGAAGCAATGACTACTGTGTATATACCACCAGGTACCAAAGCGTACTCAAAAACAAAGTTTGAGTTGGATGGCACTCAAATGAATATACCGACGTCGAATGAAAGAAATCGCAGTGGCATGGTAGCAGTGCAAGTTCCAGCAAACGGATCGCCACTGATGCAACTAGGTTCTCCGCTAAAAGCGCGTGCCGTAACGCCAGCAGCCGCTAAGCCGGTTAGCAACTCGTTTGCCAGCAACCGGGCGAGCGATTACGTTGCTAACATTCCACCAGACCACCATCACGGATACGCAATACTAGCTAACGACAAACCGTTTGCCGCTGCGATTAACCGGGTAGCCAACAAGTACGGTATGCCAGGTCAGTGGCTAGCTGACGTTATCGCTTACGAATCAGCCGGTACGTTCTCACCATCAATTGATAACGAGCATGGCTTCGTTGGGCTAATCCAGTTCGGTGAAGCACTAGCATCTGACATGGGGGTAACACAGTCACAGCTACGCAGAGGTACACGACTGCAACAGATGGAATACGTTGACCGTGCTCTCGCAGTACGTCTGAAGCAATCGGGCGTCAAAGCCTACAAGGGACCAGAGTGGTTAGTTGCCGGTATCAACCAAGGTAACCGAGGTATCTACCAAGTTGAAACGAGAGGGGCTGCCGCTATACTTGACCCGGCTAACACTGATGGCTACACAACACTCGAAAAGTATATGGCTAACCTGGGGAAGTACAGCGGCCGTAAGTACAACTACATGGGTAATCGCAAAGTACGTACTACTGCTGCTGTCCACGAGAAGCATACTGACAATTGCGCCTTCTGCGACAACCTGATAGCTAACAATCTAAGCAGCGGTTTCATCCGTCACCAGGCTTCACTAGCGTAGTACATCTGTACTCTACCGATCAAGCTGGTCATCAAACAAGTAACCGATCAGACGTTCGTTTAGCGGGGTCGCCAAGGTAGCTAGAGGGCACGCTACACGGCTATCTAACCAAACGTACACGCGTTACCTACCGCACGCTACAGGTCATCCTCAGAGGGCTTGATCGTTAGCGTACAGGCGTACTATCAACAACTACACTAGCGAGACAACTATGGCAGACCTCATTACATCGACTAAACGTAAGGTAGCTACGGGCGAAGTACGCTTTGGTGCCACACCAGCACCGCCTGACAGCTTGCCCCCGTTACCTGTTGCGCCTGCTGCACCTGCTGCGCCTGCTGCACCTGTCACACCTCCACAGCTACCAGACCCGTTACCACCTGAGGCGGCAGTTAGCAACCAACCGCCAGAGATAGCGCTAGCACCTCCTGCTGACATTGCTGCATCAGCTAGCGACCCGCTACCTGGCAACGAGACAGTGCCTCCGCCTGCTGACCCCACATTAATGCAGAGCGTCTCCTTTGAGCGTGGCAGCGGGCAGCAGTTCGACCGACCTGTTGAGATGGTTGGCAGTCAGATTGCTGCTGCTGTGTTACGTCCTGCTGCTAACGCGGCGATTAACAGCGCACAGAACGAACGCGACATCAGCAACGCGTACATTGACAGCCTAACACCAGAAGATTACGTACCTTACGTTATCAACCAACCAGGACTGTCGTCGCTGATTGCTGATACAGCAGACCAGCGACAAGCTATCTTCGGGCAGTACGTCCGCGAGAATGAAACAGCTCGTCAATACGGTGACGCTGTGACAGCCGCAGCGCAAGCAGCTAAAGACAAAGCGGCTGCCAACAGCAGTGTAGGCGACGGGCTTGACTGGGTGCGTGACATCATGGGCAGGCCCAACGGTGCGCGTAGCTACTCCGCGCCTATTGCGCTTAACCCACAAACGCAACAGTACGAAGCAAACTGGCTGGGTGCCGTGTTGTACCCGCTTGGCATCCTACAGAATACCGTAATGGGGGCAGCACTCGACGGGCGGCTGCTGTTGCGTCAACTAGGGAACGCGTTGCCGCCGCAGCACCGTACCGACGCTGACAAGTTTCTGCGTAACAGTCCACTGCTGCGCGACAATGCTATTGTTAACTTTGTGCTTAACA